ATAAACCAGACCACGAATTGCGACAGTGTGCCCATAATCAAGAATGTTACAATGAGTTGATGGCAGTTAGAGAAAATGTGTTAGAATATCTGAAAACAATCAGACGATGAATACTACATATATCTACTTTGTCATATTCTTTTGTATTGCTTACTTGATTATTACAGACCAGTCTGTAGCAAGAGGATTTTATTTGCTGACTCAAATTGTAAGAGTTCAATACGAAAAAACAAAGTGGTGGATACTTCACAATCCTCGTAATCCGATTGTAAAGTACATTATGTGGAGAAGGGCATATAAACTTGCGGAAGAGATACAGAAAGAGATAGAATCTAAAAATAAATAAATCACATCTGGAAAAACCTATGCTTTCTACACAATACCGTCTGCGTCTTGAAGCAATCTGTGAGAAGATCGCCCTTCACGAAGAGGTCAGTCTGGAAGATATGATTTGGGCAGAAAAACTTGCCAAAGCAAATCGAAGTGCCGCCACAATACTTCGTCAGGCAAGAAGAAAGGCAGAGAATCCTGATATGGTTGAAGGTGATTTAGATGACTTTATGAATCAGATGGATCTTGGTGGTCTAGGTCACGAAAGATATGGTATTCGTGGATTTGATTCTCCTGAAGATCTGCACGATTGGTTTAAGAGAGACGACGACGAAACCGATTGGAGACAAAGAGACTGATGAAAACACTGCAAGAGTTTCTTTTTGAAGAAGAAAAGTCCTCAAAAGCAACTGCTGGATACCAAAATGAACCAAAAGGAAATGAAAAATGTTCCAATTGTAATATGTGGAGACCACCTAATGCTTGTACTGCCGTGAAAGGTAAGATTTCATCTGATGGGTGGTGCAAGTGGCATCAGTATGACAGAAAGAATAAGACTTGACAAGACCTAAAAAAACCTTTATAATACACCCATATATACCCATCATCATGGATTACAAACCTTATAGTATGGAATGGAGCAGGAAGAGATATCTTTCTGAAGCAATCCAAAAATATTTTGACACTGACGCATCACTGGATGTTGTGTTGGATGATATTGTGAGTATTCTTGAGGATAATGTAGCACATCACAAGAGTCGTGCTGAAAGGTTTGAAGAAGTTTTAAATGGTCTGAAGTCGTTGCCGTATTGATATGAGTGAAAGATCACAAGAGTTTATGAACTCTATCTGGGAAGCAAGAAATTCTGGTGCTGATACAGAAGAAAAGTTAGTTTCTGAAATTTTAAAACTTGTTTCTGAAACTGCTGTATTTTATAATGCACAAGATGGTAGGATTGTATTAGATAAGAATGATATTCTACAATTAGCAGAGGAATTGACACAATGAAACTTATCTCTTTTAAGCACCGTGAAGACTACGGACACGACTGGTATGTTATGGTGCTTCATACAAAACGATGGGCACTTCTTCAAGCATCAGTTTCTTGGAATGATTATGCTGCTTGGCCTTATATTCAAATCAAATCAGGTAATGGTAGTCTCTTGAATTTTATGTTCTGGGCATATAGGTTTGGACTTGATATCGGAATCATTGAAAGGACTTGGAATTGGGATTATCTAAAAGACATTGATGTAGAGGAAGAAGATGTTTAGCACACCAGTTAGGGGAACACATCCCAACAAAACCAAGATGAACTGGTGGGAATACTGGATTGGTCACTGTTGGATGACTGGATGGCAGAGCATTCGTTGCACTTTCCGTATCTGGGCAGATCTGATGACATCCAACTATGATGGTTATGCTCTTATGAAAGAAGACGATCCAGAATCAGAATGTCTTGAATGGTTCTGGGCATCACTGAATGAAGATGACGTGTATCCGAAAGAGTTTCTTGAATATTTGATGCAAATGGTTGATGACATTGAAACTGGTAAAGAAAAAGTAGTCCCACTTGATGAGGATTTCTTTGATAGAATGAAAGACCTTGTAAAAGATGTAGAGTTGGGTGACGATTACGAAACTGGCACACTGGACGAAGCAGATGAGTCTTAATACCTTATAATGACTTTATAAGAAATAAACCGATGAAAGTTAAAGTTGTATCCGATCTTCACCTTGAGTGCTGTGAGTATGAGCACGAACTTCCTAATCTTGGTGAAGGTGAAGTTCTGATTCTTGGTGGTGACATTCTATGTGCTCGCCACTTCAAGAAAGATGGGAACTTTCACAAGAACTACGAAAGATTTGTAAAGCGTTGTTATGATAACTTCGATCATATTCTTTACATCGCAGGAAATCACGAAGCATATGGATACAACTATGAAGGTAGTTGGAATGTTCTGAAAGAGCATCTTGGAAATCACTTTCATATTATGGAAAATAGTGTTGTTAAGATTCGGGATTGGGTTTTTATTGGTTCTACATTCTGGACTGACTTCCGTAATGAAAATGCTCTAGAAATGATGGAAGCATCACAGTGTATGAATGATTATAAAACCATTCGTATCACTTCAAAGTATCGTAAGATGAACCCTGATGATACTTTGGGTTTTCATAAAAAATCCAAGCAGTTTCTGTTGGAACAGTTAGAACTTTTTAAAAACCAGAAAATCTGGGTTCTAACGCACCATGCACCCTCATATCAGTCCATTCACGAAAAATTCAAAAGTAGTGGAATCGCAAACGGTGCCTACGTCAGCGATCTTGACGATCTCATCTTAGAACACCCTGAGATTAGAGTATGGTCTCACGGTCACACTCACACTTCATTTGATTATAAGATTGGTGATTGTAGAGTTGTGTGTAATCCAAGAGGATATTATCCGCTGGAAATGAACCCAGACTTTAATCCTAACTTTGAGATTGATACAGACAATCTGTAAACTGGCACAGGCGCACTTCACAAGTACTCTTTTCTGTTGTATAATACTCCCATAAGTAACAGACCAATGCACTACCTCTGTCTTCTGGACGGCACCATAGAATATGGTAGCACTAGTTTGAGTGACTTTGCTCACTACCAACTGATGTATGCTGAAGAACATCAGGATGCCGAAGTCCAGTATCTTACTCTCACTGACGAAGAATACGACCAATTTTTTGCTCCTCTGGATGAAGAAGAATGAGAAAAGTCAAAGTAAAACCAAAGTCCAGCAAAGCGAAGAACCGTCTTGCTAATATGATGGAAAACAATCCTGTTTGTATTGTAGAGCAGGATACTGGTGGTGAGTTGTTTTTGGCATCAGAGAATCGCAAATACTTCTTCTGGGTCAGCACTCGTATAGGTACAAATCGTTTTGGTGACAAATCTGACAAAGACTGGGAAATCATTACTGAAATTGAGGATGTAATTGAATGAGTTTTTCTAAGACTGTTTCTGTTTGTGCCGCTCTTGCAAGTATCTTTGCTGCTGGTGCTGCTGGTTGGAAACTAGCAAATGAAAATCAATCTCAACCCATAGAACAAACAAAAGATGTTTCTGCTTTTGAAGAAAAAATTAATCAACTTGAAGAAGAACTAAAACAAGTGAAAGAACAACCAAAACCCGTAGTGATACAACAACCCACAGTACTTCCTCCACTACCACCTGTTCCTGAACCCAAACCAGGAGAATTTGAATGACTTATGATGAACTTTATGAGCACATTTTTGGTTATGTTGCTCAACCATTGGATGATAAGCGTAAGGCATGTTTAATTCTTGGTGCTTTCATGGAGTTTATGCTTGATTGTCTTGATGAAGGTGTAGATCCTCGCACACTTGATTTGACTGGATTTATTAAAGAGAAAGTTGATGAGTTGGAGAACAAAAAATGAAAACCTACAATCTCACCATCACTGAAAAGCAGGCACGAGCACTTGTAGATGCTACTGATTTGCTTCAAAGAGTTCAACTTGGTCAGTGGAGAGAAATTCAAGATAATCTACCTCTTCAAAAACCAATTGATTATGAGGAATTTCATCAGGATATGAAAATTATTGGAGCAATTCTATCCAAACATATGATTGATGGTATTGATGGTGGTGCTTCCTCACTTGGAGTAGGACATCCAGACCTTCCAGAAAGCAATGGTATTCTTTATGATCTTCATCGGGTCATTCGTAGGAAACTTTCTGTGGAACGAGCAGTAGAACAGGCTATTATTGAGAATGAAAATGTTTCCAGAAATGAAATGCCTATCACAGTAGATTTTGATTTACCTATGAAATGGGGAACCGAACCACTTGCTAAACTGGAAAGGGTCAGTTGAGAAACTGGCACAGGGCATCTCCACAGGTGCCCTTTTTGGTCTATAATACTCTCATACACAACAAACCGATGAC